GACCTTGTGCGCCGCAGCGATATCCGCAAGCTGCACCGTTTTGTCGAAGTTGATGGCGATTTGACGCGCCGCGTTCTTGAGAAAGGACTCGCCGGAGCCGCCTGAGATTTTTTCCAGGTTAGTGAAGTCGTTGTAGGCCGCTCGAAGCATTGGCACGCCGTTAACTATGTCGCCAAGAATTATCACGCGGTCCGGGTGAATCTCAAGGTTGCGGCCTGCATAGCCGGCCGTTGCTGGGTCGCCCCTGCTGCCCACGTCGCCCTCACGGAACGAATACATGGTCGGCATACCGTAGGTAGAGCTATCCCGCTCATCAAGGCCCCAGGCCGACGGCGTTAGCTGGCCTTCCCATGCCGGGATAAGCTTCACCAGCTTGCGAGCAGCTCGCCCCCTGACTGGCTCATTCCAAGTTTTGCCGTCAGCAATCTGGAGGATGATTCCGGAATACTTACCGACACAGCGGCGGGTATCGGCTTCGCGCAGGGCCTCCCACAGTTTGCATGACTTGGCTACCTGCTTAAACGCCTTCTCCCACGGGGTAGGCGGGCGCTTATCGTCGGCTGGCTCCCCCTCGATCACCTCTGGCTCATCCTGCCAGCACTTGCTCACCGTCCGCGAGATTGCCCCGTGCGCAAGGCTTGTGCGCTCCCACAGGCGGTAATAGTCATCAAAGGTCAGATCCTCTTTCCAGCCATAGGCGCGCCACGCCGCTGGGCGCTTGGCGTCCGCTCCAGCCTGGTGCATATACCCCTGTCGGTGACCGCGAAGGCGCATGTCATTGTTAGCTGTCAGCGCCTCATTGAGCGCCAGAAACAGCGGGCTACCGGCCTCCGGCATGTCGATAACGGCCATTGGTGGCCCTCCTCTTTTCGAAAGGACCATTGTACAGTCAAACAGGATGCGCTATTCTCGCCGCTTCCTAACGCAAACCACTGGAGCTCCACCCAATGAAAAAGAACCTTTACCGTCTGGCGGCGTTCATGCTGTCAATTGGCTTGATGGCAGGCCTGTACATTCCAGGGCTCAACCCCGTGGCGGCGCACTGGATGCTGAGCTTTGGCGTCACCGTCGCCCTGCTCGGCAGCGGCAGCCTGATCGGCCTGGCGCTGGTTGGCTACGCCTTTGCGCGACTCTCCCGCCGCAATGACGTTCGGGCGAGTCGACTCCGCGACACCCTGGTTAAAAACCACCTTAAGCCTGGCGGTGCCTCTCCATTCGAGGCGGGTGCAACCATCGCGCTGATCGGCCTGTATCTGTCCTTGATGCTGTCTCACGGCCTGCTTGTGTGTTCCGTGGTGTTCGTCTCCGGCCTTGTGACTATTGTTGTCTGCTCGGGCCTTATGCACCGCGAGGCGGTGGCGATCTTCAAGGCGCGAACCGATATGGCCCTGCGTGACCTGCGAAGTGGCGACCCTGATCGAGTGAAGGCTGGCGAGAGTTTCTTCCGAACTTACGGCGTACCTGAGAGCGTTCGACATGACGCGGTTGTATCGTGGCTTGGTCGGGTCAACTATAAGCGCGAGCCAACAATCACCGTAACCTCCCACCAAGGCGACACCCGAAGCGCATCACCAATGCCGCTGAGCATCAAGGGTATGAGTCGCCCAGGCGCATAACCCAAGCCAGTTGAAAAACCCCGCCGAGTGCGGGGTTTTTTGTGCGTGATAGAATTAACCCGATTAACACCCAAGGAGCCCACACAGTGGACGAAATCCGCGTAAACGCAGTCTCGAAGGTCCGCAACTGCGACATTCGACACATTGTGCACAACAACCGCGAACACATCATTGTCCCGTCGTGGACGCTTCCCGATAACGTCGTTATGAATGGCGGGCTTTACCCTGCTGACGAAATCGCAGCCAGCTTCAAATCCCTTGAGGGCACTCCGGCCCCGGTAGGTCACCCGACCGTAAACGGCAAGTATGTCCTGTCCAAGGAGCCTGAGGCTATCAACGCCCACTACATCGGCGCCTGGAACAAGAACGTCAGCCGCGAGGGTGGTCGCGTGTACGTCGAGAAGTGGATCGACGTAGAGTTTGCCAAGGGCACAGAGGGCGGCAAGAAGCTGCTTGACGCTATCGAGGCTGGCGAGCCTATCCACACCTCAACAGGGCTTGTCTGCAAGCGCGAGCTTGCCGTTAACCAGGCTGGTTACACCTGGATCGCCCGAAACATGCGATTCGACCATGACGCAATCCTTTTCGGCGAGCCTGGCGCGGCCACCCCTGATGATGGCGTGGGCATGATGGTAAACAGTGATGAGCTGGTGGTTAACGCTCTATGTCCAGACGTGGTCACGAACGGCGTCCTGTCCAACTCCTACGGCCACAAGCGTGACGCTCTGGCCGCTGCTGTGCGCGAGGTATACGGCACGACCGACCACTACGCATACGTTGAGGACTTCAACGACTCCACAGTCGTGTACGGCGTCCAGGGGCGTTACTTCGCGGTCACTTATGAGCTGGCCGACGGCGTGCCAGTCCTTGGCGGATCGCCTGAGGAGCTGGTTTCCCGAGTGGAATTTATCGCAAAGGGCGCAGTAGTCGGCACTGAATTTGCACTCCACAAAAACAGTGTACAATTGCCCTCTGACACCAAGCCAAACGTTGAGGAGCTTCAACCCATGGATCCAAAAGAACTTGCAGACGCCGTGACGCTCGCCGTCAACGCTGCGCTTGCGCCAATGTCCGACCAGCTCGAAGCGCTCAAGCAGGCGAACGCCGACCTGTCAGGTCAGTTGACAGCCAACGCAAAGCTGACCGACGAAGCTAACCGCGCCGTCATCCTGGCTAAAGCTCCAGGCCTGGCCCTGGCGGTAAACTCGCTGTCCGGCGAACCGCTGGCCGTCATGGCCGCTGAGTACCAGGACGCCGCCCCAATCGCTAACGGCAAGTTGAAAACCAACTCGGCCGCTGGCATGGATGAATTCGACAGCTATCAAGGGGGCGTGTAACCATGGCCGCTATCAATGGGCGCCGCCCGCGCCGCGTCAATAACGACGGCAAGTCGATCAGTGAAGTGGGTATCGCCAAGGTTGCGCTGCTGCCTGGCTCGTTCGTTGTCATGGATGCCGCAGGCGAATTCATCCAGGCGACCGCCGTCAAGAAGCCCATGTACATCGTCAACGTAGACGACAAGCAGGGCGAAGACATCTTGACCGCAGTAGTAGCGACCGAGTCCGCTACCTGCGACTACGTCGAACAAGGCCGTCAGTTCGCAGCTCTGGTGAAAGGCGCAACCGACTGCATCAAAGACACGCCGTTCAAGCTGTCCGCTACCCTGGGCATCCTGGAGAAAGCAACCGCGCCAGAAGACGTGGTCGTGGCCTACAGCCAGGAAATCTACACAACTCCAGCCGGCGCAGCGTTCCACGTTCGCGTTCGCATCGCTTAAGGATAAAAGACAATGCCATTCATGATGGAATCGAAACACCGGGGCGACGCTTACTACGATGAGCAGTTCGCCGCGATCATGAACCAGCGCAAGATTGGCTATGTGAGTCAGGGCCTGATCGTTGATCAGTACGGCGACGCCATGGGTCAGGAAGCGCTGGTAAAGAACGCCGCCGACCAGTTCGGGGTTAAGTGGTGGGCCGACATCGACACCCGCGCAATCCAGGTCCGCGAAAACGACAAGGGTCGCGAGCTGCTTACCGACCTGATGAAGCTGGCTAAGCCAGTACACATCGGCCACACCTTCGCCACCTATGCGCGGGCCGGCGACATCGACGATGAAGTTAAAATCTCGATGAACGGCAACACTCCGATTGTCTACGACCACGTGGACACCGATAGCGAAGGCGACCCGGTGCCAATCTTCCAGACTGGTTTTGGTATCAACTGGCGGAAGTGGGAAGGCATGCGTCAAGCCAACCTGAACACCGTTGCGGACAGCCAGGCGCTGAAACTGAAAGACATGTTCGAAGCAATGGTCGACTACTGCCTGGACGGTGACGCGAAGATCAAGGAAAAGGGCTTCAAGGGCCAAGGTATCCGAAATCACCGCAACACCAAAAAAATCGACCTGACCCT